AATATCACTCATTTAAACATTTGGATGTGTATGGTGAGAGTATTATGTATGGACATACGCATGATTTGCAAAGGCATACTAAAACTAATAGAGGTGGTACAATTAGTGCTTGGAGTTTAGGATGTTTAAAAGATATAGAAGCTGATGAAGATTGGCTTGGTGGTAGATTGACAAATTGGAATCATGCATTTGCTATAGTAGATTTTTTTAAAAATGGTAATTTCAATGTACAAGTTGTAGAAATTATAAAAGGAAAAACAACTTTATGGGGAAATCTCATAGAGGGTTAATGTATGGAGATTTATGGAACAAGAAGCTATAGAGAATTTAATTGGCGAGTATGGCTGGATGGCAGCTGTAGCTTTTGTATTCCTAATAGGACGTAATACCATTGAGTCTCTTATAGAGGCTATTAAAGTTTTTGCTGGAGATGATTTAAATACGGATGATGTAATAATATTTGATGATAGACCAGCTAGAGTAGTAAGAGTAGGATTTTGGAAAACAATACTTTTTGTATATGAAGTAGGATGCACAGATGGAAAACCTTACATAAAAGGTGGAAATAAAGTTGCAATACAAAATGATAAATTAAAAGACCATATGATAGAAAAGCCTTTGCCAATGCTGGACTTAAAAAAATGGGATGACTGCAAGGAGAATGAATGAAAGACACGTTAAGAGTTTTAGCAAACAACCCAGAAATAGGTGTTAGCTGGACTTGTTTATCTACAATAATAAGCTATACTAATTATTTTAATCCATTATTAACATTTACATCTTTATCAATTGCTATAATAATTGGTTTAATGACCATTTATGGAAAGATTAAAAAAAATTGATAGTTGAGTTAGGGTTTTTTATTTTAGGATTTTTAATTGTATTTTTTGGAGGTATTTATTATTTGCATAATTGGAATTTGTTTGATTTTGAAGATGAAGAAAGCTGGTTAGAATGATAGGACAAAAATTGTTAATTAAATTAGTTGTTGGTCAAGTTATGAAAGCTATAGAAAAAGCTTCAGATAAAAGAATTGCTAGTGACCATGAAAAAAGAATTTGTAAGTTAGAAGAACTTGCACATCCACAAGCTGATTTTGTTTGTGTTGAATGTGGTTGTCAAGCTAAAAGAAAAATAAAAAAAGGAGATAAATAATGATGTCACTTATTACAGCAAATTGGGAGTATTTTTTACTAGCCCTATATGTAGTAGAAAAAGTAATCAAATTAAGTCCGTCTAAAAAAGACGATTTAGTTTGGGATATGGTATTAAAACCTATCGTTGACAAAATAAAAGGCAAGTAGTGTCTAAAAAAACTTTCCTTATTAATAATTTTTCTGGAGGTCTGAATCAAACAACAGATAAAAGAAAAATTCAAGATAATGAACTTTCACTTGCTCTTAATGCTAGAGTAAATGAAAATAATACTGTTGGTGTTGGAGGTGAGTTAGGATTATATTTATATAACTTGCCTCACTCCAATACTAATTTTCAATTTGGTTATGGTTTGTTTGCAACATCTGTTGATGTAAGTCCAACAGTTATAAGAGGTGAATTTGAAAGTGGTTTTGAAGAAGGGACTGTTCAATCATATTCAGGCACTACTTTAACTTTAGCTGCAACTCCATCATTTCAATCAACAACAAATCACGCAACTAATGATTTTTATAATAATATGACTGTTGTTATTGTTGAAGGTAATGGTATAGGTGAATCTAGAAGAATTACTGATTATAATGGAAGCAGTAAACAGGCAACTATTACTGATGCTTTTAGTGGTTCTGTAAATAGTTCTTCAAAATATAAAATATATAATTGGGCTGGAGATAATACAAAATTTGGTAATCAAGATGAACTTGACTACATTGATAAAGGTGGAACAGATTTTCCTTATGATGATATTGATTCACCTGATATAGGTTATGACAACTCTTATTTTTTAAGAACTAAGTCTACTACTTTAACAGATGGCACATCAGCAGATTTAGGTTTTGTAACACATAACCCATCAAAAAGTTATAATTGGGGAGCAGGTGATGCTTTAGGGCCAGAAAATACATCTATAGGTAATAATACATTAAAATCTGGAATTACTTATACAATGTCTTTTTATTGTAGAGCAAAATATAAATATTATGGATATGGAGCAGATGGAAATAATTCATCACAAAGAAGAGAAAGAGTTCCTTTTGTGCAAATATATTCTGATAGTGTTACAGATGGAACAAATACAGGATTATATTTATTTCAAAGCAGAAATGGAACTTCTTTTCAATCAGGCGCAGAAACAACATATGATTATGCTGATAATCTAACAACTGAATATGTAAAAAATGGTGATTATGAAGGAGGAACTATTCATGGAGGAAATGGAGGACATGGAGGTGCAACTGATTATGACCCTCCTACAGATTGGATGGCTTACGATGGATTTGCTCATAATACAAATAATACAATTACGTACACTTTTATAAGTGGTGCTAATTCATTTGGCTCTGATTCAACTGGAACATCTGGAAGGACATTAAATTTAAATGGTGGAAGTAGTTATAGTTTTATAAATTTTAGTTCTGCTGGAATAACACCTAATTGTTATTTATATCAAGATTTAACTTTAGAAGATAATCAATGGTATGATTTATCATTCGTATATTCTACTACATCTTCAACTGCTATAGCTTTTTCAATTGTTGACACATTTGATTTAACAAGTACAGGAATTGTTAGTAATGAAAGTACATTAGCTGCTACTGATGGAGATGCAGTATTGACTGTTGATGGAACTGCTGCAACTGATGCACTTGTAAAAAATAGAGAAATATATAAATTGAATGTGGATGGTTCTACAACATTTTTAGGAGTATGTACCGCAGTAAATAGTACAACTGAAATTAGATTTGCAGCAGGAACAGCAGCTGCTATAGATAATGACACAACTTTATATGTTGCTAACTATATAACGCCTTGGAGTTCTGGAATTGGCAATAGCGGTACAAATGGAATTACAACATATAACTATGGAGGAGAAACAAATAGTGCAACAAAAAAAATTCCATATAAATTTTTTGTACCTAATAATAGTGGAACTCCAAGAGTTATTAGAATTGCATTTGCACCAATGGAAAAACAAGTAGATTATAGATTAGATTCAGTATCTGTTAAAAAATCTTTACCTGATTTAAGTTCAATGTCTATATCTAATGATTTAACAGAAGATTTACCTGGCAATCCATATTCAGAAGATATATTGTCTTGGAATAGATATGAGTTTCAATTCACAATTCCACCAGAATATGATAATGCATCTGATTGGGTTATTAATTTAAACGCAGGTTCTTACTATTATCAAGCTGGAGCAACAGGTTCAGAAAATCATCAAATAGTATATTTTGATAATATAAAAATTGAATCAGATGAGATTGGAGGAGATTTAATATTTTTAAATGATAATACAACTACAGAATCAAAAATAAATATATATTCTGCCAATGAAGATAAATGGGTAGAAAATACAGGATTAACTTGGCCAAATCCAAATATGAAACCTATTTACAATTATATCAATGGTGTTTTAAAAATATCAGATGCAAATTTTGAATCAGGTAATACAAGTAAAATATTTTATTATAATAAAAATAAATATGAATGCAGGTCAAATCCAATATCTTCACCACCTATGCTATTGGTTAGTGCATCTGGAAATACTGGTGAAGTTGATAAAACATTTGATGCTTTAGAGTATATTAATACTTATACATATGAACAAAATCATCAGTATTATTTAGTTGGGGATACTAAGACTACCACTAATTGGCCATTGGATGATTTAGATGGACTTGGAAGAGTAATAAGATATTATCATGCAGGTTCAAGTGAAATAACAAATCCAACAAGTTATCCACTACAAGATGAAAGTGGAGCAGAACTTACAAGAGTGCAATCAACTTGGAATATTAACCCTCCATTAGATGACCCAAGCACTTCAAACATTGATGAATCAAGAATTACACAAAGTGATGCAGAGGATACAGTAACAAATCCAATGTATTTCACTTGGTGTGGTACACATGGAAATACTGGAGATGTAGGAATATCCAATGATGATATGAATAGTAAAATTAGTGGATTAACAACAGGAAGTGTTTCAAGAATAACATTTGAATTCACTTATGAGTTTCAAGGTCATAGAGGAACAGACTCTGATAGAAGAATACCTGATACAGTTTATCCTCCAAAATTTATCATAACAGCAGGTAAAAGAACAACTAATGCTACAGATGTATTTGGAAGTGGAACTGAAGTAACAGATAATAATCAAAGAGATTTATCATTAGGAGATACAGATTTTGTTGAAATGGAAAATGTTAAACAAGCTACTATATTTGTTGATAAAATAGGTGGTAAAGTGTATGATATTCAATCTGAAGTAGATGCTAATAAAACTTGGCAAAATTCAGATTTATATGAATGGACTGATGAAATGAATGCTGGAAATAGAAGAAAATCTTTTAAAACATTTTATGGTCAAATATCATTTGATGATGGAGATATTGAATTAGCTGATGATATTATTTTAAAATTTTATATTGATTATCCTGAAAATGAAAATGGTTTTACTATGATTGATTCTTTAACTGGTTTTTCTAATGTTACTAATGGGTCTAATTTTTATCCAAGATGGGAAAAAGTAAAGTTTTCACATATTAAAACACATTTTAGAACTACAAATTGGACTGCATTATCAAATGGTTTTACAATTAACGATATTAATAGAACAAAAACAAATTTTAATTTTGATACTCCAAGTGGAGCAACTGCATTTGGATGGGGTGAAAGAATATTTCAAGTAGGCGTTTCATCTGTTAATATTTTTGATGAAGAATCAAACATAGAATCAAGTCAAATTTTAATAGGTACTACTGAATCTGGTACATCTGAAACATCAGTATCTTCAATATCAGCAGGTCAATGTCCAGATGTTGATATATATATTGGAGAAGATGCATTTAATGATGAATATAGAAAAGAATTAAAATATTACATGAAAGATACAAACTCAGATATATATTATTTGCAATTTTATGTAAATTTAAAAACAAATACAATTTATTCAACTACTTCAAATTTTAAATCTACAGGTAATTATGATTCAACTAATAAATATTATCATTATTTTATACCTAAAGAAAAAATATTAAACTATAATGAAGTTGATAGCTATGAATCTCAAACTTTAGTATCACAAGATTTAACTAAAAATGAATTATTATGTGATTATAAAACAGCTGTTGTTGCAAATAATAGGTTATATGTTGGTAATATAAGGCAAGATGGTGAATTATTTCCTGACAGAATGTTAAAATCTCCAATAGGTAAATACAATATACTGCCAAAAGATAGTTTTATTGATGTTGCAATTAACGATGGAGATGAAATAGTAGCGCTTGAATATTTTGAAAGTAAACTATTACAATTTAAAAAGAGAAAATTATTTATTATTAATACATCAGGAGACTTTGAGTTTTTAGAAAAAACATATGATAATATTGGAGTCTCTCATCCAATGCAAGTAGCTAAGACACCTTATGGTATTGTATGGGCAAATTCAAAAGGATGTTACTTATATGATGGAAATCAATTAATAGATTTACTACAAAATAAATTAACAAATGATGTAACAATGTCTGAAACTATATATTATTGGAATGTAAAAGATGATATTGAAAATAATATTGATTATGCAGTTTCTGTAGGATACAATGCAAAAACTGAAGAAATAGTTATTAAAAGAGGACACAATAATGGTGTTGCTGCAGGTTTAAGTTTTACGTTTACTTCAGATGGTTTTGTTTATAGTTTTAAAACAAAAACTTGGTATTTAACATACAAATCATTTCAATTTAATAGCGCTAATACTTATCCTCCTCAATTAAGCAATTTTGTAACTACAGCTGATGGTGATTGCATAGCATATGGAAAAAAGAATATTGAATCTCAATCGTGGGGAGCAATAAATAAATGGTATCATTCAGAAGCTACAGATAAATCAACAGGATTTTTAACTCAACATGGAATAACTAATACTTCTTATAAACTATTTCAATTTCAAACAAAAGAATATGATTTAGGTAATCCAAATGTTAAAAAAAGACTATATAAAGTAATTATTAATTATGAAAATTCAGATGCAAATGTTAATGATGTAACAGTAAATGCAACTTTTGGATGTGATGAATATAAAACAACTTCTGATATATTAGGTACTCAATCTTTTATAGAAAGATTAGAGAATTTTAATAATACAAGAAATATTAATTATTCTTCTAGTACAGGTTTTGCAGAATCAAATTCACAAGAAAAAAAAGAACAAGCAATATTATACCCAACAGTAAAAGAAGCAAAGAATTTTTATACAGTTTATTTTACGTTTCTTAGTTACAATTTAACTCATAATCCTACATTTAAAATTCATAGTATTGAATTAATATATAGAGATAAATCAATAAGATAATATGTCTAATCTTTTAAACATAAAAGGTTCAAGAGTTAAAATATATAAAACTCTGCCATCTAACACAGTAGGCAATGATGGTGATATTATATTATCACAAATACAAGGCAGAGGAGTATATCTTTGTTCTAAAGTAAATGGTAAATGGCACGTGTCTTCTAAAATGGAAGAATTGCGCAAAATTGAAAACACATCAACAAAAGATTTAACAACAAATAAATTACAAGTTTTAGACAATTTAGCTATAGGTAGGGGTACTACTACAATTACAAAAGATGAGGCTAAATTTAGTTCTTCTTTAAAGATTAAAGAGGCATCTAATGCAATATCTGATACAGTAGCATATGGACAATTATGGGTTAAGACTGCAACACCAAATGAACTATATTTTACTACAGATGCAGGTAATGATATACAATTAACATCAGGAACAACTGCAGCATTTGTTGGTGATATAACATCTGTTGTTGCAGGTGATGGACTAACAGGTGGAGGGACAACAGGAGATGTAACATTAACTGTTAATGTAGACGATTCTACAATAGAAACTAACAGCGATACTTTAAGAATTAAAGATGATGGTATTACATATGCTAAAATACAAAATGTTAGTGCTACAGATAGAATATTAGGAAGAGATTCTTCAGGAGCAGGTGTAATAGAAGAAATAACTCCTGCTAATTTACGAACGATGATTAATGTAGCAGATGGTGCAACAGCAAATGCAGGGACTATTACAGGTGTAACAGCAGGAGATGGATTATCAGGAGGAGGTAGTTCAGGTGGTGTTTCTTTAGCTGTAAATGTAGATGATTCTACTATTGAAACAAATAGTGATACATTAAGACTTAAAGATTCAGGTGTTACTCTTGCTAAAATGGCAAATATAGCAGATGATAGACTTTTAGGTCGTTATGATGAAGGCGATTCAGGGCCTCCAATAGCTTTAACTGCATCTTCAGTAAGGGCATTACTCAATGTTGCTGATGGAGCAACTGCAAATACTGGAGATATAACAGGAGTTACAGCAGGTACAAATTGTTCAGGTGGTGGGAGTTCAGGTAGTGTTACTATCAATGTTGATGATGCTTTTCTTATTAATAGTGGAGATGATACAACATCAGGAACTATAACAGCAGGTGGATTTACAACAACAGGGACTTGGACATTTGATGATGCTACAAGCGGAACAGTAGGCATTACAACAGTCCATACAGGTAGTAGTTTTACAGATAACGATACATCTTTAATGACAGCAGGAGCTATCAAAGAAAAGATAGAAGATTATGGCTATACAACTAATACTGGAGATATTACAGGAGTAACAATAACTACAGATTCAGGAGGTGGTTCAGCAGCTTCAGATACAGGTGGTTCTGCTGATTTTTCTATATTAGGTTCTAATGGAGTAGGGGTAACAAATAGTGGAACAACAATAACTGCTGTAGCTGTTCCTGGAGAAATAGACCATGATTCATTAAATAATTTTGTTGCTAATGAACATATAGATTGGACAGCATCAAGTGCAGGAACTATACATTCTACTAATTATAGTAATACTAATCAACTAACAACATTTGTAGTTGAAGACGGAGATGGAACAGAAGTTACTATAAGTCAAGACAAAGAGTGGAAATTTGTTGAAGGAACAGGAATAGATATTAATTGGACAGACACTTCTAATGGTAGTGATGCAGACCCATATGATTTAACTGTTACTTGTAATTTAGAAGGAACAGAACTTGCATCTACTGGTGAGACAGGAGGGACTAAATTTCTTAGAGAAGATGGTGATGGAACTTGTTCTTGGCAAACTGTAAGTGGAGGTGCTTCCGCTTTAAATGATTTATCTGATGTAACATATTCAAGCGGTGATTTAACTATTGCAAGTTTAGATAAAATAATAAGTGGAGATTTAACATTTGATTCAAGTGGAGATATTACATTTGATGCAGGAGGAAAAAATGTATATATAGCTTATAATGGTACAAGCATTTATGACTTTAACTTAAATAATCAATCTTTAAAAATTGTAGACTCAGCAGACACAGGAGATTATTTTGAAATAGCAGTAGCAAATCACGGAGCTACAACCATAACTACAGTTGATGATGATGCTGCTAATGGAAATTTGACATTGGCTGTAGATGGTAGTGTAAATTTTGATGTAGTAGGAACTGTAGAGTTTGATGGTTGTGGTGTTGGTTTTGATTTAGTAACACCTACATATAATGCTTCTGATACTAATGTAGATTTTTTAACAGGAAATAAACAATTTGTTACTTTTGGAGCTGGTAATATAACAGATTTAAATTTAATATTTCCAAAAACATCAGGTAATTTTACTTTATTATTAAAACAAGATGGCACAGGTAGTAGGACAGTAACTAATTATAAAGTTTGGGATAGAGTAGATAGTTCGGCTGCATCAGGTAGTGCTACAGTATTATTTGCAGGTGGTAGTAATCCTACATTAACAACTGCTGCAAACAAAACAGATATTATATCATTTTTTTATGATGCTGATAATGAAATAGCATATGGAGTAGCAAGTTTAAATTTCTAATGACTAATAAACAATACAATAAAATATTAAAAGAGTCTTTAAAGTTTTGGCAACAAGATGTAAAAAAATATAAAAAATACTTTAAGAATGAAAGCATTAAGTAGAACACATTGTCAAGTAGATGATACAACCTTTAGGCTTTATCCTATTAGCGCTCCATTGTTTTATAAAAAACCAGATGGAACATTTGATGATATTGATTTAACATTTAACGATACTACATCTACTATTGGTGATATATCTTTAATGGACAAAGGTATAATGAGTGTAGGTAAAAGAAAAGGAAACAATCCACATAAAGTAGTAGGAATTAGACCTGATAAAAATCAACATTTAGGAACACAACAATTAGAGTTTAGTTTAATAAATGTTGAGCTAGATGAAGAATCTCAAGATTTTAATGTAGAAACAGATTTAGAAGTATTATTAACAAGAAGAAAAGTTAGACAACTTGTTAAGATAAATAAATCATTTAAAGATTGCAAAATAGAATTTGATATATATGCCAAGGGATTAACATTAGAAAATAATAAGTATGAAGAAAATACTGTAATAAGAGATTTTGGCTTTAATTTAACTAATATAGGCGAAAATAACGGTAATACAACTCTTGGTATGCATAATGCATATAATCGTTTAAATAAAGATATTCCATATTTTGATTGTTTTGCTGGTAAAATTACAGATGAGTTTATAGCAACAGGTCAATACACAGACGAAGAAGAATTTGGAAATAATGATTTAAGTAATTATAGTTTTTTAAATATGTTTCAAGCAGGTAGTAGTATATATTTTAAAAATGCAATTATATTTACAGCTCAAGCTTACAATCTAAATAATATAGAAAATATAATGGCTAATAATATATGCGATATATACGGATTGGAGGTTTTTGATGATGGAGGTAGTGGTAAATATTTTACAAAAGATAATAAAAAAATTGGTGGATATGGTGCAACAGATAAAGTATTTTTTGCATTTATTAATACTGCTGATATACCTGATAAAATTAAAACATTATTTCAAAGAAAAAATTTCGAAAACACCTCGTTTTTAAATTTAGAGTTATCTGATTTTTGTGTAGACATTTCTAATAAATTTAATAAAAATTTAAAAATAGAAGTTGACACTAATTATTATAAACCAAATAATCGTAATAATTTTAGTTTTAAAATATCTAATCATTGTTTTAATATAGGATTACCAGTAGCATTTGATAAAGATTATAATAATTTAAATTACTATACTACTCACACATTAAAACAAAATGATGACGGAAGCTATAGATACACTAAAATATTAAAACCTGATACAGCTTTAGATTTTAATTCTGCGCAATATTTAGATGCAGATTTGTTTGTAAGTTCAGAAGAGGCAAGAGTTTACGGATTTGTTAGCGATGCTACTTCTCCATTTGACCCAAGAACAAGTTCAAATTTTGATTTAATAAGAAATAATGATTTTGCTGATAGCGCAACTGGATTATTTTTTGGAGCTCAATCAGATTCATCAACATTTGGAGATAATAATGCAAGACCAGGCTGTGGAGAAGTTACTGTTTATAGAGCTTCAACACAATTTGTAAGCGCAGCTGGGCAATACGGACATGCTCAAACACACATGGAATTTGACTCATCTGGAATAACTGAAACTGTTAGTGATTTAACATTTGAATGCAGAGGGATGGCAAGAGTAGCCTATCCTACTGGTGAAACAGCTCCTCATAATGACATAAGTATTATATTTTTAAAATCAGAATATAGTTCAGCAGGAGCTGATAGTCAACAATGGAATAAATTTTCTGGTCATGGTACAAATTGGAGTGGTAGTGATTTTTTTGTTAAAGAATATTCTGCAGAAATAGTAGTTACTGATGTTCATTCTAGCCACACTTCTTCAAGTGGTGTGCAAGGTGCAGGTAATAATATAATTAGTTCATCTGCATCTTTACTTAATATAGGCGCTAATCCTCTTTCTCAATCTTTTTCTTTTAACTCAGATGCTAAATCTGATTTGCAAAGTTTAAGTACTTTTAAAATATGCATGATGGATTATGATGCTTTATATCAAAATAGTTATGATAATCATAGTGGATTTTCTCAAAGACCAGGAAGCGCTACAACTAATGAAAACTTAGAAAGAGCATTTTATTTTGGAGAATCAGATTCTTCAACTTCTTCTATGATTCCATATCTTGAATATTCAACAGGAACAGTTTCTACACCTGTTAATGACTCAGTATTTTTTGGAACTAACTTCTAATGATTAATAAAATATTAAATATTATAAAAAAGTATAAAGATAAAGATATATCAAGAGTAGGTTATACTGATAATTATGATGAACTTCAAAAATTACCTAAAGATAATCCTATAGAAATGAACGAAGGTTGGGGTTTTGATGGCTATCTAGATGATAGTAAATATGTTAGTTGTTGTGAAAATGCAAAAAATGATATTTTAAGTAAAATACAAGGTGAAATGGACAATTTGTATATGAAGGAAAAATGTAATATATTTAACAGTAAAATTTTAAGAGAAAAGGAATAACTATGGCCTCACCATATCAAATAGCAGGAGTAAGGGCAAGTCTTGCAGATTTAATGCAAAAAAGCAATCTTCAACAACAACAATCGCAAAGAGCCACATCAAAACAAATGGGTGAAATGCAAGAAAAATTTGAAGATGAACTTGAAAAATTGCAATCTGATGCAAGAAAAAAAGCTGACAGAAACAAAGGTATTTTGAAAGCAATAAAAATTGCTGGTTCAATATTTGGAACACCATTAATTTCAGCTTTAACAGGTGCTGCTGTTTCAGGTAAAAAATTATATGACCAAAAAAGAGGAGCTGAAATGCTTCTTAATAAAGATATGCAAGAAAGATATGGTAATACTTTTTTAAGACGTGGAATGAAAGATTTTACTAGAATGGCCGAAGATGCACAAATTTCAAGTGGTGACATAGCTAGAGGTGCATTTGGAAGTGGTTTATCAAGTATGGTTTTAAGTAAATTAATGGGAGCAGACAAAGATTCAAGTGTTTATGGTAAATACAAAGAAGGAATACAAGCATCAAAAAAATTAGGAGATTTAACAGTTGAAGCTGAAGACCAATTAATGAATCAAGGATTAACTGAATTTAGCGATAAAAAAATAACAGAACAATTATCTAGTTTATTAGAAGCAAAAAATCTTCCACCTTTAAAAGTTTTAGAATCTTCGACTCCAGGAATTGCAAATATATTAGAATCAATTACAAGTGGTAAAGGATTAAAAACAGGAATGGAAAATTTACAAAGCGCAATAATGTTACCAATGTTATTGCAACAATTATTAGGAGAATAAAATGTTTCAACAAAGTATATTAGATTCATTGCAAGCTATGGGTTTTGGACAAATGGGTTTTGGACAATTATCAGATTTAACACCAGAACAAATTGCATCTGCATTTCAACAAGAATATGGGTTAACTGAAGAAGATATACCTGCGATTATGTTTCAGGGAATATCACCTGAAATGTTAAGAGGAGCTAGTTTTTCTACTTATGCACCACAAATACAAGCACAAGGACAATCAATGCTTCCTGGTTTATATAAAAGTCTTGGTGGGCAAGCAGCTCAACAAGCAGCAGGTGGTTTTGCAGGAACTTCTGCATTTGGAAAACAACAAGCAGGTGCAAGAGATGTTTACGGTAAATCAATGACTGATATATTAACTAATGTTAGAGGTCAACAATCACAAGGTATTGGAATGATTTCTGATTTAATTAATCAATGGCATAGTACAGCACAACGTATTAAAGGATATTAATATATGGCAATAAAAGGATTTGAGAAAAAAGACCCAACTGCTGGGTTAAATCAATTACTACAAATAGTAAATCAAATTAATCGAGTACAGGATAGGCAAAAAGAATCAATAAGTACAAATTTAAGTTCTATATTAGAAGCATCAAAATATGCTACTAACGAAAATACAATAAACAATGTTATAAATCAATATGAATCTATGGCTCCTGATTCTTCTCAATTTCAAGAAACAGAAACTCAATATAATTTAATTGGAAACATATTAAAAGACAGAAGCGCACAAATTAATCAATACACACAATCTGTAAATGATGCTGAAAAAATAATAAATAGTGCTGATTTTTTAGATAAAGAATCAGAGTTTGTTGATTTGCATGCAAATGTTATGTCAATAAAAGATGATAATGGCAATCAAAAATACGAAAGTGTAATGGAATGGGTTTCACAGGAATATGCAAGAATTGAATCAATTGGAATGAATTTACTTGAAGGACAAAAATTAGGATTAAAAAGAGGACAAGGTATTGATGATTCAAACATTATGAAACAAATAGGAGCTTATCAAAAAAGACTTAATGTTGCATTAGAAGCTTTAATTGGAGATAATACAATAACACCAGAAGAAGCTAATTTAATAATAATGGGTGATAGAAATACATTTAAACAAGCAAGAGATAGAAAAGTAAATGAAACAAAATTTGGAATTAAACAATATGATAGTTTAATTGAAGGGCTTAGAAAAGGTAGCGATAAATCAGAGCTTACTAAACTTTTAATTGGCGCAGGACTTAATGATAATCAAGTAAGTGATGCTGTTAATAAAGCTGAAGGTGATGGTTATTTTAATGCAGATTTAGATGAAATAAGTGCAATAGAAAAATTATATATATTAGAAAGAAATAGTTTAATTGATACTTATAAATCTTGGTCTGGAACTGATTATATTGGACAGTTTAAAACAGCTGATGAAATTGGAGCTGAAGCATTAAAGAATGCTGCTGATGGTGTACCAGTAAAAACTTCTTTATTAAATGTTGACTATAAAGAAAAAGATACAGATAAAGATAAAGATGGAATACCTGATACAATAGATGTTGATGCTGGAGATGGTACAGGCGTAGGTATAAAATCTAAAAAACAACAAAAAATTGAAACTGAAACTATGAGAAAAGCAGGATTTGATGTAAAATCTGAATACATTCCATTTAAAAAGCTTAATAAAAAATATTTAAATACATCGGACAAAGAAAATATAAAAAATTTAATAGTTGAATTAGAAGATGAAATACCTCAAAGAAAAGGATTTGTTGAAAACAAAATAAAAGATTTTGAAAATAGATTAAAGGAGAAAGAAAATATATTAGATGGTGTTGATAAATCTGCAATTGCTATGAATAAATATTTAAAAGGTGAAATAAATCAAAATCAAGCTTTAAATGTTGCTGCTTTTGGTGGTAAAAAAACAAGAACTGAAGTAGTTGGAAAAAATAACAGAAGAAAATTAAGACAATTTCAAATAAAATTTAAAAATTCAAATTTAAGTATTGAAGAATTTATTGCTCAAAATCAAAAAGAATACTATGAAATGTCTAAGTTATTTAAATACGGAAAATATTGGTTAAAAGAACCAGCAACAATACCTTCAGAACATTATTTAAATTTATATGATTAATCCTCAAAAAGCAATAGAATGGTATAAAGGTACATATGGAGACAATAATCAATCCGATTATGATATATATGAATATTTAAAAAGAAAATATACACAATTTGACTATCCTGAAAATCCTTTTCAAAACTTAAACGAACAAAAAACACCAAAATATGAAGAGCAAGACCCTTCTATGTGGCGAAAGTTATTAACTTATAATTTAGCTGATAATTTTGCAGAAGATAGTCAATGGGCGCAACAAGCTTATAATAAATCAACAGCTGGTACTATTTATGAAATAATGAATGGTAAAAAAAAATATGAAGATGCAGGTGAGGCTGAAGGTTGGTGGGATGAAGTTGGACAATTTTTTGTTGGATTAGCATCTCCTGTTGATGTTGTATCTTTTTTTGGTAGTGGAGCTATTGGTGGTGCAGCAGCTAAATCAATAGGAAAGTCTACATTAAAAAAATGGGCTTTAACAGGCAGCCAAGAAATGATGAAAAAACAAGCTGCTAAAAAAGGTGTTAGTCAACAATTTCATAAATATTTAGCTAGACAAGCAGGACTTGAATCTGGTCTTAGTCTTGGAATGCTTGGAGCAACTCATGGAACATTGCATGAAACAGCAAAACAAAGTAGCGAAATAGCTAGAGGTGAAAGAAATTCTTTTAATCCTTGGGAAATATCTTATGCAGCTGCTAAACATGGAGCAAGTAATATAGCATTAGGTTCTGTTGCTGGATATTACACAAAAGGTATAATGGCTCCTAAATTTGCTAAAGCTCAAGCTGCTCAATCAAAGAATTTTGCAAATAAATTAACACGTTTAACAATGAATCCTGTTGGACAAGTAGCGGCTGAAGCTTCTGTATTTACAACTGGTCAAGTATTAGAACAAGCTATTGCAGGACAACCAGTATCATCAGATGATTTTTTATCTGGATTTTTCATGAACACAGGTATTGTTGGAGGAATGAGGCTTTCTACAAAAGTTTTAAGACTTGGTCAAAATGATTTAAGTCGATATGAAAAAGCTAAAGCTGAATTTATGAAAGAAGTTTATAAACCTGTTAATACAAATAAAAAAGTAAAAACACCTGACCAACAAGCAAAAGAATCATTAGAATCTGTTGAAAAATCTTTAATAGAACAGGGAATATCTACTAATGAAATAACAAAAAAAATAGCAGAAATAGATTTAAATAAAGTAAAAAATACAGAAGGTATTAAAGAATTAAAAAAATCATTAAAAGAGTATAATGAATTGTTAAAACAACTTGACAATAATAATCCATCAAAATTACCAAAAGAATCTCAAGCTAAATTGATTAAAGATATAGGCGCTTTACAATCTATTTTACATTCAATATATTCTGAAATGAAAAACAACAAAGAACTTGGATATGAAGCTTTTAAAGACCAAATTAAAACAAATGCAGATAAATTAGTTGTTGACAATATAATTAAAAACAGATTATCATTAATTGAAAAATCTCATGAAGTTATGAATCTTTTAATGAATGGTGATAAGAATGCAATATCTAAAGTTAAAAAATTATATGGTGAAAATTTTGAATATACAGTAGCAGGTAAGGATGGAAAATTTGAATTAATATTTGAAACTCCTGACGGAATAAAAGTTGAACTACCAAATTATATGAAAAATTTTACATCAAAAGAAGCAGCAAATAAAGCAGGTAAATCTTTAATTAACAAAACAAAAGAAGTTATTAATAAAGAAGAAGCAGTTGCAACACAAGAAGGTCAAGTATCATATATTCCAATTAGTCCAGAAGGAAAGCCAATATTTACAGCTGATGGAAAAAGACTTGTAAAAACTGCATCAAAATCAGAAGTTGATGCAATGATAGCTGAAGGAAAAGCAATAAAACCTGGTGTTAATTTAGGAGACGTTAATCAAAGCGGAAAAGAAATAAATGCTAATATAATGACCCAAGTAGTAAAAAAAGCTGTTAAACCATTAGAAGAAAAGATTGATATTATGGCTCCTGCTACTGAAGGAATGCCAATGAGTAAGCCTGTTTTTGAAACTAAATTAACTAATTCTAAAAAAATATTAAATAAAGAAACTCCAATTACAGAACTTTCTGCTCCTGAAAGAGAATTTTCAATTAAACAAATAAGAAATAAAAGAAGTACAACTGTTAAACAATCTTTAGAAAATATGAATGAAATTGATAAAGTAGCTTTTGTTGATTTTGCTGTTAATTATATAAGTAAAAACAAACAAGATAAAAATGCAGTTATAAATGAAATTTCTAAATTTATGGTTCATTTAAAAGAATCTAATACAGATATTACAAAAATTAAAATGAAAGATATTGCAAGTTATTTTGATAAATATAGTAAAAATTTACCAAGTACAACTAGAGCTAATGCAATAAAACAATTAAGTGATTTCTTACTTAAAGAAGAATATGTAAAAGGAAAAATTGGTATAGAATTAAAAGAATTTGCTCAATCTAAATTTTCTGAATATAATGAGTACACAGCAAAAGGTAAAAATCCAGCAAAAGATGGAATAAGAAAAAATATAATAAAAGAATCTATTAAAACTCAAGATGAAGGAATGGAAATAGCTGCTAAACTTGGAGCAAGATATTATATAAGAAATCAAGAAATAAATAAAATAGCTGAATTAGCTAAAGATTCTGCTTCTTTAGATAAAATATTAAAATTTGATAAAAAATCAGGAGAATATTATCTTGATATGCCATCTAAAACTATATCAAAAACATTTGATAGAATTGTATTTATTGACAAAGAATTAGCAAATCAATTAATTAAATATGTTGCAGAAGGAAAATCCCTAAAAGGTAAAATGACTAAAGTTGGGCAATTAATTAAAAATAAAATTGGAAGTGATAATAAAGACCCATTTTATGATTTAAGAAGAAGAGGAAAATCTGTAGGTAAACTTGAATACTCAGATGTTTCAACACAAGATTATATGTTTGGTCATAACAGAAATAGAATTGATGCTATATATAAGACTTTAAGCATTGATAAACATATAGAGCTACAAAAATCACTTCATAAAAAAATTAATTCACCTATACCAGGAGAAACTCAAAGAGAATTTTTAAGATTAAATGAAATCAAAGGCAATACATCTAAAGAAATACAATATTCTCATAGAAAAGCTTTAGGAGCAAAATATCCAGAACTTGTTATTGATTTAGTTAAAGAATTTAAAGATAAATCTATACCAAAAGATGCTGTTGCTTATCTTGAAAAACTTGAAAACTGGACTGTTAGAGTTAAAATGGGTAAAGCACCATCTGATGCTATCCCACACGAAGTATCACATTATATGTTTAAAGTAATGGATGCATTACAAAAACATTTTAAAATGAGAAATTTGCCAAGACAAGAACAAAATACTTTAAAATTAGTTAATGAAGCTAAAAAAATATTTGTTGATAAAGATGGTAAATTTAATGAAGAAAGTGCTGTTACAATGATTGGTAAAGCTATTGACGGTCAATTGCAAAAACCTATGTTAGCTAAAGCAAAATCATTTTTTAAAAGATTGAATGTATTTTTTAAACAATTGTTTTACAAACCATTAAATAAAAATGAAATTGCTTTTATTCTTGGCAGTAGAATTATACAAAGAAAAGGTATACCTAAAGTAGAGGGGGTATCTGCAGGTAGAGAATATTTAAAAGCAATGGAACTTCCAACACAAAAGTTTGTTAATGTTGTTAGTAGAGATGTAAGAATAGCTGCAAAAGAAATGGGTATTAAAGATAAAGACCTCATAAAGTTTATTGCAGATGAAATTGGTATAGAAAAACCTAAACAATTTAATATAAGATTACCAAAAGATGAACTTTCTGATGCATATATAAATAAAAAAGAACAAATTGTTGAATTTTACAATGCGTTTCAATCATTTGACCTTAATAAATTCACTTCTAAAAAAAATACATTAGAAAAATTAAAAATTATTAGACAAATTGATGCTTCTGATATAGTAGATTTTACATTACCACAAGCTCAATATTCAAGGATTGTTAAAGGAATAACTCCAGATGGTCAATCTAAATTATTAAAAAATGTATTTGGTGTTAAAGATGGCAGCTTATTTAGTGCAAATCTTGAACAGCTTAAATCTTACAAAGATTATATATATCAATTAAAAGCTGTTGAAAGAGACAATATGACGTGGGTAACAAAAAGTGAATTGAATAAATTTGTAAATTTAGAAACAGCAAAAACCAGCACTAAAATATTTACTGAAGGTTTATTTTTAATGGGAGAAGTTGGGGATGCAATTAAAAATGTTGGATTTAAAAAATTAGGTTATTTAATGAATAAACATTATGCAACAGAACAAGGCAATCAAGCTCCTTTGCAATTTTATGAAAGAAATGTAAAAAAAATACTCGGAGGTTTACCTGGTACAAGAGAATCTAAATTGAGAAAAGCAAATGATTATGTATGGACATTAGATAATAGGGGAGAAATGTATCTAGCTCAACAAAAGTTTATGAATCAAAACATACCTGATAAAGCTCATTTTGTAAAAAGTGAAAAATGGTTTAAAAAAGCAATTAAAAAAGAATGGTTTGATACTGTAAAAGAAGGTAAAGATAAAGTATCTCGTGGAGCTGATTTAAAAAAATATATAAATTTAGAAACTAAAGAAGGTCAGGTAGCTAATGAATACATAAAGCTTAGTGAAAGTTTTGGTCAGAAAAAACTAGAAGATGCTATTAGACAAAAATCTGCAAGTGAAGCTGAATATTTAGATATATTAAATAATTCTCAAATAAATTTTTTAGGTACACATATTGCTCGTAATTTTACAACGCATGGGAAAACACAATTAAGAGTTGGAGAGGCAAGAGACAGAGCAATGAAATCTATGATAGATGAAATAGCTTTATCTGAAGCTTATAAAAAATACGGTAAAGATAATGTTAATAAAGATTTAAGTCTTGTAGAAAATATGAGAGAAAGAGCTATTGGGTTAGCTGCAATTAAATTTGATGATATGTTAAATTTTAATCCATCAAAGTTATCTATAAAACATTTAAAGAAAAGATATTCATTGCAAGAACTTTATACTGCAGATTCAAATGGAAAATTACAAAGAACATATGAATATAAATTTGACAGAACTGTAAAACCTTATGTATGGGGAATGTCTAAATTTTATTCAACACTTGAAATATTCCCTGAAATGGTTACTTTTGAAGGGTTTAGAAGGCCTGGAGTAAAAAAATTATTAGCATCTCTTGAAACTGGAGAAGGTAAAACAAGAGTTATGGGAAGATGGATTAAAGAATCTTTCCTAAAACAATTAGGCATGGAAAATAGTAGTAATCCATATGATATAACATATAGAAGTATGGAAACTGCTGCAAGAATATTAGCTAAGACAGGTTTATCATTTCCAACTGCTGGCGCAAAAAACTTTCTTGCTGGTCAAACTCAGGGTTTATATGCACAAAGCGCATATGACTGGGGTAGAGGAATGCTTAAAGTATTTACTACAGATGCTAAACAATACAATGAAGCTTTAGCAACAAATGCTTTTGGTGTAGGTAATAAAATATATGAAGCTACTTCTACTACAAAACTTGGAAATGTTGGTAATATGTTGTCAGAATTTGCGTTTACATTTGGATTTATGAAACCAACAGAAAGATACAACAGACTTGCAAGTATATTTGCTGCTAAATATGATATTAATAGACAGATAGAAACTGTTAAAAACTTTAAACCTGGAAGTAAAAAATATAATGAAGCAGAAACAAGATTAAAATTTTACAATGTAAATGAAAAAGATATTAAACTTCTTGCTAAATACGGTTCAAGGGAAGGTGTTGAAGGTTATTTAACTGGTTTTGAAAAATTAAAAACACAAAGAAATCTTGATAATATACATCAGATAATGAATACAGCAGCTCACGTTAAAACACAAGGCTCAAGTGCTGATTTATTTATGCCAAAATGGGCTGGAACAAGAGGAATGAAACCACTTACATTATTTAAAAGAATGGCCTTTGCAGCAACATCAAATACTATAAAAAATGTAAAACAGGCAAAAAAAGAAAAGAATATCATTAAACCAATAATGGGTGTTACTGCTACATATTTAACAGGTCAAACAATGATTGGAATTTATTCTAATATATTAGGAACTGAAATGCCTAAAGAAAATTCTGATTGGTTTACAAGATTTAAAACTATTTTATGGAAAGGTGAATTCATGGGTATATTATCAGATTGGATGTCACCATTTGACAACACCGATAGTTTAAATCCAGCTATTTGGAATTCTATGGGTTCTATTCTTACATCTATTGACCAATTAAAAGATGGAAAAGTAACTAAATCTCAAGCTTTTAATGATATAGTTAAAAAGAATCTATCTGGATATAATAATTATATAAAAATAAAAGACAGAACTTTAAATCCATTAAATAAAGATAGGATAAGGTTTGGTAAATTATATGGAGAATATGAACAAGATGTTCTTGAAAATCCAAATATAACACTAGAGTCTACATCACGAACTAAATATTTTAAAGATTTATCTACTGTGTTTTATACTGGAGATGAAAAAGAGTTTGCTAAACAACTTGGTTTAACATTTATTGCTATTGCTCACGATTATTACAGAACAAACAGAGCAGACGGTATTGATGAAGCATTTAAAATGGCTGAAAGTTCTATACAAAGAAAATTAAAAGCAATGAATCCTAATAAAGCAAGTTTGTTTAAAACAACTGCAAAAGCAAATAAATCATCTGTTAAATTTATAAAATGGTTAAAAAATCACAAAGAATCAGATATTTTAATACCTAGATTATTTGAAATAGAAACAGAATACAATGATAGATTAAAACTTTATATGTCTAAAGTTCCTAAATATTGGAAAGAATTAAACATTGGGAGTTTAGTTAAAGATTTTAAATGGGAACAAAAAAAATATTAAAATAATTCCTTGATTGGCAATAGAACCATTTGACTTGCATTATTATCACCACCCATAACCATTTTTAAATTACCCTCTTTTTGAAGGTTTTTTATCTTAGCCTTAAGTTGGTCTACCTTAAATATAAATCCGCCCTCTATTTGCCCATTATAGGCCAATAAATGTATCCAGGCGGTTGATTCTGTGGTAGATAAGCCAGATGGCTTACCACTACATCTAATTTCAATGGCAATATTACCAGTAGTTTTCCAAATGTCTCTTTCTGTTTTTACTTCTATTTTACTGTTACCTTCAAATACCTCTTCTACAAATTCTTCTCCCATTTTACCAAACTCTAAATCAAGGTCAAATCCTTTGCAATATCCCTCTGTTAATGGCATCCACTCATCTCCTTTCATTATCATGGCCTCTCCGCCAGCTAAATTATATATGTCAATCATTTTAATTTTCTGTTTCATACTCACCTTTAAACCAGCTCTCTCTCCATTCTCTTAATATTTGTGATTTATTTACTATTATATTAGTTTTCTTTTTCTTTTTGTATTTTACCCTACCTTTACTGCTCATTGGTACAAATGTACATTTTTTTTTATTTTCGTAACTCATTGAAATACTCCTCCTTTGCGTATTTAGCTATTAATATTGCATCTGATGTTTTAAGTGTTATTTTTTTTAATTTAGGATAACACTCTTTCGCTTTATCTTTTAACCATCTTTTTCTTATAACACTTTTTAAAGACTTTGGGCATCCAATCCATCTAATCCAATCTGATGGAATTGCAGTATTCATTTTAACTTCATGAGATGCTGCGATACCAAGCCATTGTCCATAATTTGTACCATATGAAAATGCGGCTCTTACTGCGTTGGTTGGTCTAGCCCATACTCTCTCCATGACTAATCTTATATTATCTGGAGGTGTATCACCTATAATAACCTCAAACAAAAGCGCCATATCTTCACTTGAATCTGGACATTTATATGCTATGATATTTTCATTCTCATCTATACAAGCAATGCCTCCAGATTTACCTGGGTCTATACCTATATATTTATATTTAATCTTTGAACGGTAATTCGTCATTTATCATCTCTCCTATTGAATTATATATTTTACATTTATCTCCATCATAACCTAAATCTGCATATCCAGAATCTCCGTATCTTACCTTTGATGCTATTAAAGTTATTATATTCTTACCTTTACCTGCTTCGCCTTGAACTTTATAGTCATAGTATGAAAAGAAAACATTCTCTGCTACTTGCTCTATTGCACCACTTTCTGCTAAATCAGATAGTTGAGGCATTAATGCTTTACCTCTTGTATTATTTCTTTCTATGAATCTATTTAGTTGTGATGCTAAAACAACCACGCAATCATTTTCTTTGGCAAGCCACTTATAATTATTAACAAGTTCCTCAATTTGCAATCTTCTTTCGCCTTGACTACCCTTACAAGATATAAGTTGTATGTAATCATCAAATATTATATCAGGCTTAAACCTCTTTAATTCTGATGACGAAGAAGAAAAGTCTTTAAGATTATCAAACATTAAGAATTTATCACTAGAATATTTATTACGTATGTGTGATATAGTATTGTTTACTATTTTTAACGAATCATCACTAAATACATTCTTACGTACCATTCCATATGATAGTTGTTCAGATTCAAGACATATTATCTTTTTCATAAGTTCTGAATTAGGTAGTTCTCTGCTAAAAAACATAGCCTTATATCCTTGTTGCAATGCTTTTGATAGCATATTTATCATGACTGTAGTTTTACCATGACCTGGTCTTCCACCTATAATAGTAATTTCACCCCTTGTTAATCCACCAGAAAACCTATCAACAGAAGGATAGCCAGTTTTTATAAGTTTTGACTTCTTCTCTTTAATACTGGATAAGGTGTCAGTAATAACATCCTCAATATCTTGAATTTGACTTGGCCTTATATCAAGTAATTCACCAAATATTGAATGTGCTTTTTCTATTGAATCATACACATCGTTGTAATTATTTTTTGCTTTGTCTTTTATTTTTTCGGTTTGCACAATGACTTTTCTCAACAAATACTTTTCATATATTTGATTTGCATAAAAAGTAAGAGAACCAGGACTTGTGGAATTACTTGTACACTCAGTTACATAGTATGATGTAAGTCCTATCTTCGTGTCAGTTGCATTTAAAGAACTGCATACAGAAATCATATCTATATGCTCTTTTGATTTTATCATTTGTCCAATCTTATACCAAAGCCTTCTAGCTCTGTCTTGATAAAACACTTGATTGTTTATTATATATTTACCAACATTATTATATTCTGTTGGATTTTCTATGATAGTGCCTAAGATACAATTTTCAGTAGCGCTATCGTATGGTAGATTTAACTCCATATTATTCTCCTTTATAGGACAATTAAGTCCTCGCTATTTTTCAGTTATATTTTCTTCTGGTATTGGCAAGTAAATTAAATAATCCGCATCACATTTGGAACAACTTAAATTACTAACAATTCCTTCACCTTCCAGTCCATAGTCTTCATAGTCATGGTCTCCACCCCATATGACTTCGCTATTACAATGCCAACAATTCATAAAACCTCCTTTCTTATGTGAATAAATTACTTATAGTTTTTTTCCACCTTTCTTCTTTTTCTTCAAGTTCACTTATTCTATCTTCTGTTTGTTTTATTAACTTATCAGTAACAATAACATTAAACTCGGTAGTTTCGCCTATCATGCCTCTGTATTTCTCAAGGTCTGCTTTGTACCACTCAATGATTCGTTGTCTATCTGATTTTCTTCTTGCTCGGCCTGATGATTTTGCCATTCATTTACCCTTTCTTCTATTGCGGTTTCAATAGCATCCATTAGTTCATCATCCTTCACTTCATTGATTTTATACATCGGAGTGTTGTCTTGAACTGGTAGATATTGCATTGGCTCATTTTTAAAGAAGATACCCCATTGTTTTTCTTTTATTATATTGCATACAATCTCTGCTATTTTTGTTTTCATTTTATCCCATCTCCTCTCTTTTATCCTTAATTTATCCAAAGTACTTTCATGCATTATAGCTTCATTTTCATCAAAGAATTTTTTACCATCACTTGTCAGATACATCCTTGCTATCTCTGCTTTTAATAAGTTCTTCAGCTTTTGTTTGTATGTATTTTTTAAACTCATCTTTTTCCTTTTTCCACTCTAAATAATTATCTTGAACAAACTCTATATTATACTGTCTTTTTGCTAGATTTTCTAGATTTACTATTAGATTGTTCACCACCTTTGTCATTTCCTTCATTGTTGGTTTCTTCTTCTTCATATACTACCTCTTTTTTTGGTTTAGTTTTTTTTGAATCTAATGATTCTATTTTTGCTACCATCCCTCTTAATTGATTTTCAAGTGTTTCTACTCTTGATTTTAAAAGTTCAATATCATTTGACATTTGTATTGCTCTACCCATTATATCTCCTTTATTTAATTTAATCGTATGGGCATACAAGAATTTCTAAGCTATTGACATTACTAAGACTTGTACACCCATACTCTTTTCCTCTATAAGTTAAAACGGTATATCCGAATTACCGTCACTTATATCTATCTTCTTTCCATCGTTCCACTTTTTACAGAATTTACAATCCCAGAAAAAAGTTCTTTCACCTCTTTTGTTAGTAAACTCTCTACCTTTATCAACAAATGCAATGACTGGTTGCCCAAGCATATTATCTGGAGATAAAGTTGGTAAGATTTGTACTTCAATATCATTACCATCAACTGTCCTGGTTTCTGTTGGACATTCAACACCTATTGTTTGACAAAACCTAAGATAACCTTTATTGCCGCTAACATTAGATTCAAAAGTATCATCTTTTGAAGGTTCTAAGAATCTCCAAAGTTTACCTTTAAATGTTTTGCCTACATATGGTTTACCATCTGTTTTAATCATATTGCCATCTATACCTTCATACTGAAACATTGCTCTACTATTTTCAGGCGCTACAGTCACAGTATAAGTATATAATCTCGCCTTATACTGACCACCTTTAACATCAAGTATTTTAGAATCAACTTCAGTTATATGACCATAGTACTCACCTTTTGTAAAAGGAGTAAATTTCTTTTTTTCACCTTTCACATAAAAGCTCTGTTCTTTAGTCACTTCATTAAACATATCATTTACGTCTGCCATGTTATTTTCCTTTCTCTTTTATCATGTTTTGTACTTTTTCTACACATGCTTCGTAGTTATGTGCATGAATCGACATTTCATTTACTTTAACTTTTAGATTATCTACAATATCTTTACCAAGAGGTTCTGCTAATTTATATAAATCCTTAGCTTCCTTATCTGATAAAGCATCTGGCTCTGGCAAATCTTCACCTGCAAAGATATATAATCCTAATCCATGCAATGCTATTGCTTTTGCTAATGCTCTTTGTAGACTTGTATTAATCTGAAAAGCATTTGGTTTTTCTATTGGTTGATTTCGATTATCTAATACTGGATGTATTTGCGATAGTGAGACACCATCAACTTCTACCCATACATCAACAAAATAACCGCAATCTGTTTTAAAGAATGGAGAACCATCCTCTGCTTTCGTTACACCCCATCTTGCATTTGGACAAGCGCGTTTAAGCTCTTGTACTGCATATGCCCAAGACAAGTAATTGAATCTACCTTTCTTTTGTGTATATTCGCTTACGTCTGTCTTGAAGAGTTTCATGAATGTGCTTTGTTTTGTATTACTCATATTCACTCCTTTACGTTGGTGGGTTACAATGTTCTCTAAATTGACAATAATTACATTGCCATTTTTGTACTGGAGATACTCCAGTTCTAAACTGTGGTAACCCTTGTTTATGTTCATCGTTTATATTCTTCCAAAAAAGATATGCTCTTGATATATAAGTAAGTGGTACCTCTACACACTTCATCTTAGAATCATCCTTATTGTAATAATAAAGAAACATACCATCTAATTGTCCGAATTGTTGTTTAAGTGCGTACCCATATGTGCCTAACTGCAATTCATAATGAATACTTGGATTTAAAGTTTTTTTCCTACCAAACTTCATCTTCCAAGACCAAGCGCCGCAAGTTTTTATATCATACAAATAAATACGTTTACCATCATCTGTTTGTTTTGCAACTATATCATAAAAACCTCTAACATTTAGTTCATCAATTCTTACTTCACCTTCCACTAAAAATTCCACATCTTTTTCTTTATTTTTAATTTCTTTTTTAAGTTGTGTATTATCTATAGATATATCTCTATGAAGTGCGCGTGCGTGCGTAAGAGACTTCTGAACATCATCATGAATTAAATTACCAAGTTGAAGCAACCTCTTTGTTCTTTCATCAAAAACACTTGTAGGTTTTATCTGTTCAACAGATTCAAAATACAATTTTCTTGAACAAGAGCCTGCGCCAGAAGCATGATACCAAGATTCCATACCCTCGTACCTTTCTCTTCTGTTTTTATCTTGCAATTCATTAAGATATGAATCGTAGATTCCTTCAATATCAGTTGGACTTTGTTTACTTAGCACTAAATATTTCCTCTTGAATACTCTTTTATAAACCATCTAAAGCAATCTGCTATTGTCTTATGTTCGCTTCTGATGCATTTAACTTTGAATTTTACCCAAAGGTCTTTATCGATTCCTTTGACTAAATAAGATGTATTATCTTCCATATATTTATCCCCTTTGTTATACATATTTAATATGCTATTAATATAATAACATATATCATTATGTTGTTAGTTATTTTTTATTTTTTTATTGTTATTGTTTTCTATCATCATTTTTACTTCCCTTAACTCTGCCCTTAATTTATCATTTTCTTCGCATAAAAGGGCAATTTCGCGCGCAAAAACATTATTTGATTCATTATCATTCATTGCTTTTAACATTCTTATTATTTCTTCCATCATTCCTCCTTGTTTATTTTATAATTTATAACAACATCAATAAAAACTAATATTAAAACTAAAATTAAAAGTAATATCATTATCTACCTCCATAATATTCTTTTTCTGTTTTTCCAAAATATGTCCATACTGGCGTTCTTGTCATTGCTACCGCTTGTATATCCTCTATTTTAGGAAGAGTATGAATTGTGTATCCTAAATCATATCCATATTCTTCCAAAAAAAATTGCACCAGGTCTTTCATCTTGCTCATTCTCCCTCCTTTTTTAATTGAAACCATTCATTATAATCAACTCCACAAGATAAATCTGCTTCAATAAATTCTTCTGCTAATCCTCTGTCTGATTCCGTTGTATTCCATAGGATAAAATTATCAATAACATCAATTAATCTTTTTTCTAATTCTGTAAATCCTTTTTCATTTCTTTTTTCTTTCATTTTTCTCCTTTCTTAATTTTTTCTGTTCTCGCTTCCATCTCTTTATTTCAAGGTTCTTACGTTTACGTTCCATCTTTCTTTCTTTCGCTTTTCTATTTGGCATTATCTACCCTCCTCTTTATCTAGTTTTTCACATAGTTTTTCACAATCAAGCAATAATTTATCAAGAAATTTCTCATATATCTTATTAATCTTCTCTGCTTTGTCTAATCTCTTTTGTAAACTTACTAATGTACTTGCGGATTCTTTACTCATTTTATGCATTTTATTTCCTTTCAGTTTTGCTATATCTTTTTTCATATGTTCTGTTAATATTATCATTCTTCCTCCTTTTCTAAATATCTCACTAATGAATCAAGCATAATATCTTTTTGACAACAATCATCATTTTGTTCTTTTATAAACCATTCTATAAAACCTTCTACAATTTTATATTTCATTCTCCCTCCCATTCTAATTTAATACCATATTGATTTGCGGCATTGTTTAATAATATTTTTGTGTAATACTTTTTATCTGTTGTTAATTCATCAATAAAACCCTCTACAAAAAAATATTCCATTGCCTCTATAACATCTTTTTTATTTACTTTATTTATCATTTTTCCTCCTTAATTACATCATCATAATCTTTGAGTAAGTTTTCTTCTGTTTTATACTTCTCTTTCAGTAGCCATTCAATTTCTGAAATAGGCTCATCACTTTCTGAGTGAATCCACTTTGCTATAATTTCAAATTTATTCATTTTTTCTCCTTTAGTAATTTATCTATTTCATTTAAAACAAATTTATAGGCTTCATAATAAGGGTATGAATAGTCCTTATCATAATAACTTTGTTCTCGTGCTACTATTATTTTAAGTTTGTTCAAATCATTATCCATCTTAACTCCTTTTCTTTTCTATTTGCTTTATCTTATCATCAATCATATTTTCGTATTTCTCCACCAGGATTGCTCTTTGATTGTATGTTAAATTGTGTGAGTACTGCCCATAGTACCAACACATATGGGCAATCTCATCTTCCGTGTAATAATCCTCCATTAACATATCTCAAATCCACCGCTTTCAATACAAAATAAAGCAAAGTTCTCAACATTCTCAACATCATATGGATAGTGATATTCTTCACCCTCATACATATCATTGTAATCTTTTTCATATTGTATGGCGCTACCATTTGCAATATTTTCCATCAATATTTCACCAAGCTCCTTTGCATCTTTGGCGTTTAATCCTTTGCCATCATTGTGATGTCCACTTTCCCATAATTCTTCTGAAATTAGGTGCGGTGCAACGTGTCTGCAATAATCCCATAGCGGCCTCCACCACCAACAACTATTGCGGAAATAGATACCTCTATTGTCTTTTTCACGTTTATCCATTTCTGAATAAAATGTATCTTTTTCTTTTTCCCATTCTTTGTTGTATTTTCCATCTCTATCTTTCCAATCAATCTTATTCCATTTTTCATATGTTTTGTAATTATCGATTGACTTGTTCATTTTTGGATTTATTCCGTGTACGTCCATTCCCATTATTTTTCTCCTTTTTCGTTAATTTGTCTCTTCATCATTTTTGTTGCTTCAATACCTATTTCATTTGGGTCAAACTCTTCTTCTGTTCCACCAAATGTAATATTTCTTGCTAATCTTATTCTGTTCTTGTTATCTAATCCACCTAACCAAAATATAAAATTGGTCTGCATCTGTCTGAATTTACCTCGTAAGTAATCGTCCATACCATTCATCTCATCAAAAGCGGTTCCTGTTATTCCATATGCATCTTCTGCAAATTTCTTTAAATCGCTATCTACTGACCATCTTACTAATTTATCTAAATCGTGCTTATTCATTGTCTATCTCCTTTTCTTTTGCTATTTCTGCAAATTGATTTATTGTTATCCATTTCTCTTTTTTCGTATCATAAATCTCGTATTTTCTGTATAGTTCTTCTGTATACCAAGTTCCACCTAATTCAGGAATATGTTTTCTATATATTGTTTTACGTATTTCAAATCTCATTATCTTTCTCCTTTTGCCTTTATTTCGCTCAAAAATAGCCTTTTTGCCTCGTTTTTTGTGTAATAGGCATATAACCTTGTAATTAACTGATTATCAATAATATCGCTAATTTTTATATATCCGTTTTTTGTTGTTTCGATTGTCATTATTTTCCTCCATTCAACGGATACCAATCATCACACGTGTGATTTTCCATATTCTTAAAATACCTACTATCAAAAACTCCTAGTTCCATATCTATATATCCAATTTTATCCTTGCAAATTGGGCATATATGTAAATCGTCATTAATACCATAATTGTTTTTATTTTTCATTATAATTCCTCGCTTTCTTTTTTAGCTATATGTGCGTGTAATCCATCTACTATTTCGCTATATATATTTGATTGTATTTGGTCGTGTGGGGTACCTTCTGGGTTTAGTTCTGATTTAAAGGTCATTAAATGGCTATTATGTGCGGCATATTGGGCAATATCATAATAATAAATTGGTACTGCGGAATCTGCCATTTCGTTTATCATATCATCAAGGTCATATTCTCCTTTTTTTATGTCCTCCCAATAATCTTTGTCAAATGTGTCACAAGCATCTGCAATTAAATCATCAATATCATATGTTTGTTTTTTCTCTTTAGTTAAATCTACTTTTACTTTAATTGGTTCCATTATTTATGCTCCTTTCTCTGTTTTATATTTTGCGTAACTTGTTGTTCTTGGTGAAAAACATCTATCATAAGTTCCGTTTATATCGTGGGCAATTGTTGGTGTGATTTTGTCGGTCATTTCGTGGTCTTTACAGAATTGGATAAATCCTTTTACTGCATCAATTCCAAACTTTTCTACATAGTCAAAACAAGTTATATGTTTGTGTAAATTTTCTTCCCATTCCCAATGAGATAAATACTTGTCAACTATTTTAATTAGTTCTTCTTTTCTTTCTATATTTATTTTGATATTTTCTTTTTTCATTTTCTTTTTTTCCTCTTATTTTCTTGTTTATTTAACTGCTTGAACAATTGAAATATAAAAAAATATATAAAAATAATGCAAGATATAAAAATAATAAATATATAAAATATATGTTTTATTATGTGTATATTATAGGAGTAAACAAAAAATAAAACGAGGTATAAAAACAATGGGAAAAAATATTGATTATAATAATTTAATTAAGGAGTTAAAAAATATAATGAGTCAATCAAATCAAAACGCGTATTTGTGCGGTTCGTGGGGTTTTGAAGAAGCCCAAGAAATGGAAAGTTACACTAAAAATATATCAGATATAGAGAAAACATTAGATAATTTTTTTGCGGTAGCATTTGAAGGCCACGCAATAATTAATAATGTTGTTCGTTTAGATAGTGAAATAAAAGTAAATAATAATAAATCAATAGAAGGAGTAAAAAAATAATGAGTACAATTTTTGCAGTATTAAAAAAAGAACGTGACGCGTTTGGTAATGTTACTAATGTTAAACGCTATGATATAGCACATAGGCACGGCATCGGTAGCGGCAAGGTTGGTATTAAGTGGCTAAGTATAAACGTATTAGATGCTATTACAATATTAAATGGTTGCACAGATAAAACACAAATAAAAGTTCACGCAATGGATAACACGGCGCAAGGTGTTGATAAAATCGGCGATTTAATAACATTAGATAAGCACGGAACATTATACAGAAAACCCGCTCCAAAGAAAAAACCCGCAGTAAAAGCAGTTAAGTATAATATGATAGATTATTATAAAAAACTAAATAAACAACAAGGAGATAAAAACAATGAGAAATAAAATCAATCTAAAAACGGCAACATTTGAAGAGTTAGAAAAAGAATGTCAAGATGTACTTGGTACCACATTTGGTCATAATATGATAGGTATCATATGCAGTATTGCAGAAGAACGCTTTGGAAAAGATAAAGCCGAGTATTTATATAATAACTATCAATCAATATGGTATTAAACTATAAGGAGTACAAACAATGCAAAATAAAACAATAGTAAATATGAATGAAGATTGCCAATTCATTAAAGACCTTGAAAAACAAACAAATCAAATTGAGGGCGCAAAGTTTGCACTTTATAATTTGGCGGTGTGTGTTGGTCAAGTTAAAATGTTTAGCAAGGGAATAAAACCAAGTAGACACTGGCGCTTAAAAGATGTCAAAAATTATTTTGGTTTAAGTGGCGGAACTAATAAAGTACTTGCGCAATTGGAGCAGTTACAAACAATAATAAAAGATATTAACTTAAGTAATGAAAGGGGGCAAAATGCTTAGTAGAAAATATTATAAGATGATAGCGGAAATAATAAGAGATAATACATTCTTTAATAATAAGAGAACAATAAATAAAGATACTTTTATAAATGATTTATGCGCAGAGTTTAAAACAGATAATAAATTATTTAATACTAGTAAATTCATTGAGGCGTGTAATAAAGACCTCTAAAAAAACCGCGGATTGTGTAGCAATAGCGCCCCACTTGTTGGGGCGTTTTTGTTTGTAGTCCTTTTGTCTTGATAATTTCAAAAAGTCCAATAATAATTATAATATGAATGTAATTTTCAACGTAATTCAACCCCCCCAACGCAACTTTATAGGGGGGTGGTTCCATAAAATAATACTCACACACATTCTAACGCTATTTTTAAAACTTTGTAACAGGCTAATCCTTTCTTCTTTATAAAATCAAAAAATATTTTGTAAAAAAATTTCAAAATTGACTAAATCTTTTCTTTATTATTAATTTCTTTTATAAGATGGATATTATCTATAGATACTATCTCTAGTATATATCTCTATTATATAGATAAATATAATCAAATAAATGAATTATGCAAGGTTTTTATTTTTGATAAAGTTTTTTTATATTATTCTATGGATGTTAAAGTAATTAAAGGTATTGAGAATTATTTATATGACGATGCAGAGGAATTTCGAGCGTTTAATCCTGATATTGACATTGTTGGCAATTGGAGAGTGGGTACAACAAGAGATTGGGTTTATACAGATGATGGATATGTGTTGCAAATCCTTAAACGTAGTGCTTTAAAGCATCCTGGTTATAAAACTCCTCGTAATGTTGTGTTGACTATATGTGGTTCTTATATCATTGAACAAAAAACACATCAGATATTAGGTGAAAAAGGAGTTGCACAAAACATTTATTCGTTTTCAGGTAATTATGATGCCATCTACGAAAGAGCTAAGGAGCGAAAACTTAACAATCGTGAGTTTTTATTTGCTCAATATGTTGCAGCAGGGGATGGTGCGGTATCAGCTTACAAAAAAGCATACCCAAAAGCCAAAGATGAGGACTATATTAAGAAAAAAACGAATGTTTTATTAAAAAAAAAGGAAGTAAGGACAATGGTTAAAGAAGAAATCAATAAAAAACTTGCAGATGAGGGTGTAACAGCAGAATGGATTATATCAAAATATAAAATGATTGCTGATTTATCGGATAGAGACACAGATAAGTTACGTTCTTTAGATGCATTGTCAAAAATGGCAGGTTTATTTGAAACTGAGAAGAAACAAGAACAGTTAACTGTCTTTCAAGGATTTACATCAGAACAAATGGAGGCTTTAAGTGGAAAAACATCAAACACAAAGCTCATTGCACACAAAGAAAAAGACGAAGATTAAAGACCCTTGTCCAATTTGTGACAAAGAACTGTATTATAACGAACATTACTCTAAAAGAGTTGGATTGTTTGATACAAATAGTGTAAATCACGATGTGATTGGCTGGATGTGTCCTAAATGCAACTCAGAGTTTGATAATAATGATAATATTATGTATATTTATGGCGAAAATTCGATACAAGGAAACAGTTAATGGAAATAATTTATAAAGATTTGGCCACAGGTGAAGAAAGTTGTATGACCTCTCTATCCTCTTGTTATGTTACTCACACTCTATACCCTTCTTCATTTGTGGCTGATAACTCAAACTTTGATTTATGGAGTAATGATGCCTAGATTTGGAAAAAGAAGTAAAGAAAGGTTAAGCACTTGTGATGATAAACTACAAAAAATATTTAACGAAGTTATCAAATATGTCGATTGTTCTGTTTTGGAAGGCCATAGAAGCGCTGAAAGGCAAAATAAGCTTTTCAATGAAGGAAAAACTAAGGTTAAGTTCCCAAATGGCCGTCATAATTCTAATCCAAGCAGGGCTGTGGATGTTGTGCCTTATCCTATTGATTGGGATGATAGGGAGCGTTTTCATTTGTTTGCAGGCTTCGTGATTGGTATTGCTCAGTCAATGGGAATAAAATTACGTTGGGGTGGTGATTGGAATATGAACTTTGAGGTGGATGACAATAAATTTGATGATTTTCCTCATTTTGAACTTAGAAAGGAAAAGTAATGAAAGAAAATGCACATAGCAATATAGATAAACTTATAAATCAGATAGACCCTGAAAGTGTTATTGAAATAAGGTCTGGTATTTCACCATTTGGTTTATTTACAAATTCTTTATATGAAGCATTAACAAAAGGTGGTGAAAAAAGACAAATATACAGGTCAATGCCTGGAATGCCAACTAAAGAAAGAAAACAAGATATGCTTATTGCATTATTAAGTACATTAGCAGCAAATCCTAGTTTTTCTGATACTGTTAATGTTGATAATAGAAAATCAATTATGAAAGAACTTAATTTATCTGGTCAGCCTATGAGATATTTAAAAAGTTTAATGATGGATAAATAGTTGAAAGAGAGATGAATTATGGATAAATGGGCATCGGAGATACCTGTAAAGGACGCAAGAAGTAGAGCAAAGTTTAAAGAAGGAGGTAAAACTCCTGCATGGCAACGTAAAGAAGGAAAAGACCCAAGTGGCGGTTTAAATAAAAAAGGCGTTGAATCATATAGAAGAGCTAACCCTGGCTCTAAATTACAAACCGCTGTAACAACAAAACCCTCAAAATTAAAAAAAGGTAGTAAAGCTGCAAAAAGAAGAAAATCATTTTGTGCAAGAATGAAAGGTATGAGAAAAAGACAAAAGCCCAGTAATAATACTGGTAAAGATAGATTGTCTTTGTCGTTAAAAAAGTGGAACTGCTAATATATGGCAAATCTAAATCTTAACGGTAATGTATCAAACAATGAAAAAGTTCTTGAAATGGCTTACAATGACCTTATTGTATTTGGTAAACTCTTTTCACCACAAGATTATTTAGCATCCGCAACTCCTGATTTTCACAATACTGTCGGTAAAAAACTTTTAGATAGAGATAATCAACAATTGGCTCTTGTATTGCCTCGTGACCACGCAAAGTCAACCTTAGCTGCAACTGCGGTTTTACATCGGTTCTTATTTGCGAATAAAGAAAGCCCAGAATTTATCGCTTGGGTTGGCGAGGCACAAGACCAGGCTATTGATAACCTTAATTGGATTTCTAATCACATATACTCAAATCCTGCAATACATTATTATTTCGGTGACTTACAAGGTGATAAGTGGACTAAGAACGAAATAACATTAACAAATAATTGTAGGATGATTGCAAAGGGAGCAGCACAAAGACTGCGTGGTAAAAAGCAATTATCTACAAGATATACTGGAATTATACTTGATGACTTTGAATCTGAGTTAAATACAAAAACTCCTGAAGCTAGACAACAAATAAAGAATTGGGTAACAGCTGCTGTATATCCAGCTATTGATTTTGATAAAGGTGGGTTTTTATGGTGTAATGGAACTATTGTACATTATGATTCATTTTTAAATGGACTTGTTAGAAATTATAAAGAAGCAATGAACAATGGTGCTGAATACTCTTGGGATTTAATTACATATAAAGCAATACTTGATGATGGTAGTCCATTATGGCCTTCAAGATGGCCTTTAAAAAAATTAGAAGAAAGAAAACAATTTTATATAGATTCTGGTACACCATCTAAATTTTATCAAGAATATATGAACCAAGCTAAATCACCTGAAGACCAAATCTTTAATGAAAACGATATAGTTGAGAATTTATATAGTGGTAGTATTAAATTTGATAATAAAAGAGATTCTTGGTATATAAAGCTTGAAGATGGTACAATTGAGTATGTAAATATTTATATAGGTGTTGACCCTGCTTCAACTCTTAGTAGACGTAATGATTATAGTGTTATTATGGTTATTGGTGTTACTGCTGAGTATGATTACTATATTATTGAATATTGGAGACAAAGAGTATTACCTATGGACTGTGCAGATGAAATATTTAAAATTGCTGAACGATATAGGCCAATCAAAAGAATAAACATTGAAACTATATCATATCAGGAAATGTTAAGAGATTATATACACAAAAGAAGTAAAAAAGAAGGAAAGTTTCTTCCTGGTATAGAACAAGGTATAAAAAATTATGGTAATCAAAAAAAGAAAGATAGGCTGTTTGAAGGTTTACAGCCAATGTTTAAAGCAGGAGCTGTTCATCTAAAAAAAGATATGCATGAATTTATTGGTGAATTATTAGATTTTCCAAAAGGAACTCATGATGATACTATTGATGCTTTTTGGTTATCAACACAATATGCAAAAGGCAATAAATCAGCTAGTAAAGTAAAAAAAGTTAAAAATAATAAAGAAGAGTGGGAAAAACCTAGAAAAACCTATAATTGGATTACAGGGGCAAGGGGTTGATTATTATAATAAATATGTTATATATTACGCAACATGATTAAATCCGATAAAAAAGCAACTTACGTTAAAGAACTTTGGGATAGATGGTCAGATGCTCGTAAAGAGTGGGAAGACCATGCTCGCGAAGATATTGACTTTTATTTAGGTAATCACTTTACTGAAGATGAGGCTGATGCTCTTGCTGAAAGAAATCAATCAAATATACCATTAGATAGGATATATTCAGCTATTGAACAGTTTAAAGCCATTATAACATCTAAACCACCAAAGTTTTCTGCAATGCCAAGAGAAGATTCTGATAGTGATTTAGCAGCTGTCTGGAGAACTGTTATGGATTATATATGGAATATATCAGATGGTAATGAAGTATTTAAACAAACTATACATGATTATTCTGTTACAGGGCTTGGTTATTTTTATGCATATGTTGACAGGGAAGCTGATTATGGTAGAGGTGAAGTTAAATTTACATATGTTGACCCATTTAGAGTTGTAGTTGACCCAAATGCTCGAAGTAAGTATTTTGATGATTCTACAGGAATGATGTTATCTACAATATTTACAAAATTTCAATTATTAGATTTATACCCACAATTATCAGAAGAACAAGAAGATGGTAAACTTTTAATTGACCTTGTTGAATCATATTATGAAGATGATACCTATCCATCACCACTTAATAAAAGAACAGTAGGTACATTTACACCTGACTATGTCAAAGATAAAGATACAGGTGAAGGCTCACAAAAATATCAATTAATAGAATATTTTTCTAAAGTTAAAGTTCCTTACTATAGAATTATGGATGTTCAATCTGGTGAAGAAAGAATATTAGATACAAAAAATATGGAAAAGTTTTTAGCTGATGATAAAATTGCTAAAGCTTTAGAAAATGGATTGATTGATGTTGTAGAAGTACAGCAAACAAGAATTAAACTTACATGTACATTAGGTCAAATAGTTTTATATGAATATATATTAAATACTGATAAATATCCTATTGTACCTGTACCAAACATTTGGACTAACACACCATATCCAATGAGTGATGTTAGAAAAAATAAAGATTTTCAAAGATTTTTAAATAAAACAATGTCTTTAATTACATCTCATGCGCAAGCATCATCTGGATTAAAGTTACTTATACCACAAGGAAGTGTTGACGATATTGAGGAATTAGAAAGAAGTTGGGCTAATCCAAATGCAACAATTGAATATGACCCATCTTTTGGCGCTCCTCATTTTCCATCACCACAACCTTTGTCAAACTCAGTTATGCAATTACCTTCTTTGATTGAGAAGTATATTGATTTAAATATGGGTATATTTGAAATGATGCAAGGTAATAGTGCTGTTGCACCAAATACATCTTCAGCTACAATGATGTTAGAAGATTTTGGTCAAAGACGTAGTAAATCTAAATTAAGAGATATTGAAGGTTCACTTAGAAGGCTTGGACAAGTAATATATAATTTAGCTAAGGAACATTATACGTATAAAAAAGTATTTAGAGTAGTTCAACCTAATAATGATATGAGTGAATATATGGTAAATGTTTATAATGATAAATCACAAGCTATAAATGAAATGATTAATGATTTAAGCATTGGTCAATATGATATTAATGTTATTGGTAATTCTACAATGCCATCAAATAAATGGGGTGAATGGTCAATATACATGGAAGCATATCAAGCTGGACTTATTGATAGAACAGAAGCTTTAATGAAAACAGATATTTTCGATAAAGAGGGTGTTCTTAAAAGAATGGATGTTGTGGCTCAATTGCAAGGTCAATTACAACAAGCACAACAAGCAGTTAAAAATTTACAAGGTGATTTACAAACAGCTCACAGAGAGTCAATCTCAGCAAGGAAACGTAGTGAAGTAGAGAAATTCAAAACTGAGTTGAAATCACAAGAGTCAAAAACCAAATCTGCTAATACTATAGCAGTTGGTAAACTAGAAAATGCAGTTAAACTCGAAGCAGAGAAGTTACGTGTACGTAGCCAAGCTCAAGAAAAGCAAGAGAGATTGCAGAAAAAAGGAGAATAAAATGGATAACGCATTAGAAAATAACAATCTTGAAGAAGGTCAAGTTACTGATAATGTAGGGCAAGATGAAGCAACTCAACAGCAAGAATCTAATAATGATTGGGAATCTCAAGCTAAGTATTTTCAATCAGAAAAAGATAAACTACATGCTGAAAACCAAAAGTTAAAACAATATGAACAGATTGGTCAAATGTTGGAATCAAGACCTGATATAGTAAATACCATTACTGGTATGGTTCAGGGTGGTCAACCAACTGCACAAACTGAAAAAATTGAATTATCTAAGGATGAGTTTGACCCTTGGGAAGCCTTTAATGACCCATCGTCTGTGTCGTTTAAATATCGACAACAGTTACAAGATGCTGAAGTTGAAAAACGTGTTCAAAGCCAAGTAAGTGAAGTTAAAAAAGAAGTTGGTATGTCTAAACTTCAAACTGAACTTTCTAACAGAGGATTAAATCAAGAGCAAATTAATTCATTTATGGATTTTGCTAGTAAAAATCCTGCAGAATATGGCATTGATGGCGCTATTAACATGTGGCAAGCTGTAACGCAAGATAAGACCGAAGCAAGTAACGAAAACCCATTAGATGCTATTCGTCAAAATCAATCAGTTCCTCAACAAGCTGGTATTTTATCAGGTGAGCAACCGATTAAAAAAGATGAAAAAGATTCTGTATGGGAAGGTATTGTGAAAGCTGGTAGTCGAAGTAATGTATTGTAATTAAAGGAGAAATAAAATGTCAGAGAAATATAATTCTGGGCAGGTTAAATTTGGAACTCCTGGGTCGCAAACAGCATTATCATTATCAAATGCGTCAAGACGTTTATATGATTTTAGTGATAGAGTCGCTGATTTAAGTCCTGAGGAATCTCCATTTTTTGTATATCTGTCTAAAGTGGCAAAAGTTCCAACATCTGATTCACAATTCAGATTTTTGGAAGACAGGACTAAAATTCATATGACCGATAGAAGTTTTTTATTAAAAGGTGGTATAACTTTAGTTGCTGAAGGAAGTAATGATAGTGTAGTTTTTGATACAGCAGGAGCTGCAAGTGTTGATTGGTTAATACCTGGTATGGTTGTAGCAATTGGAGATGTTGACGGTAATTCTGTTCCAACAACTGCAAATGTTAGAATTAATACAGTTGATAATTCAGTAAGTGGTCAAACTACTTGTAGTGTGACTGCAATATCACATGTTGGTTCAACTACATTAGCATTAGCTGATGACTCAAAATGTACAGTTATTGGTACATCATTTGAACAAGGTTCAGGTGCGCCAGATGTATTTTCACAAGAGCTTGACCATGATTTAGGTTATACCCAAATTTTTAAAACTGCTTGTGAAATGACTAATACTGCAAGAGCAACAATCTACAGAGGTTATGCTGATGAGTTCCAAAGAATTTGGAATCTTAAATTAAGAGAGCATAAAGTAGATATTGAAAGAGCAATGTTATTTGGTCAAAAAGGTACTTCAGGTGGTATTCAATATACTGATGGTATTGTTGGTTCAACTATTAAAAATGGTTATGCTCAAGTCGTAAACAATGGTGCTCAACTATCTTACAATTCAGGTCTTCCATATTATAAATCAAATGCAGCATCAGAATGGACTTATGATGATATGCTTTCTGATTTTGAAGTAATATTTGACCCTGCTAGAGGTGGTGGAAGAGCTAAGTTAGCTTTAGCTTCAAGACCAGTAATATCTCATTTCAACAAACTAGGTGCTAGTGACTTTATTAATGGTAGTTTAGCAGGTGAATCTCGTTATAACTTCCCAGCAAGTCAAGGTGCGTTTGGACATTTAGTTAATAAAGTTCAAACAATCCATGGTGATGTAACATTGGTTGCTGAATCATTATTCAGAGGTTTTTCTGCTGGATTTATGATGATGGTTGACCTTGACCACGTTGCTTATAGACCTCTTGTTGGAAATGGAATAAATCGTGATACTTCAATAACAACAAATGTGCAACAAGCTGATGAAGATTTAAGAAAAGATATGATTCTTACAGAAGCAGGTCTTGAAATAAGTCTTCCTGAAACTCATGCACTTATTAACTTGGAGGGCGTGTAAAATGAGAAGTGATGTATTAAACTCAAATAGTAATAGTTATGGTAAAGTACACGATGTTAAAGATGTAGAGCTTGTATCTGCGGCAAAAACATTAAATCTTTCTGATAGTGGAAAAGTGTTTATGTGTGAGTCATCAGGTGGAGCTTACGAAATAACATTACCTCCTGCAACTGAAAATAAAGTAGGTTGGAATTGTAAATTTATTGTATGGGAAGAAACTCCTACAGCAGATATTACAATTGCAGCAGGAAGTGCTATACTAAGTGGTGTTAATAAAGATGCTGGTGGTGATGCTGCTAATTCTACAGCAGGAACACAAGTTTCTAATATTATTCTTGACACAACTGCTGAAAGAGGCGATGTTGTTGAAGTAATGTATTATGGAGACGAATATGTGTTTACTGCGTTTAGTAGTATTAACAATGGTATCCAAACATCATAATCCGAATCAATAAGGATTAATAGTTTTGTAGAACTATGGAGGTTATCGTATAAAGGGTAGCCTCCGAATCTACTAAAAATTTTTTAATAATAAGAGTACATTCACGGTCAAGTCAAGACCTTAAAGTACACTCGAAAGGAGAATAAAATGGCAGAAACAGATATACACGGAAGAACGGTTGTTGAAAAAATAAACTCAATGGATGTTGATTTAATTGGTTCTACACCTGACATAGCAGAAGCAACTTATTCAACTGGTGATTTAATGGCAGAAGGTAAAACTATTGACAATGCAGTAGCAGTTAATGGTGGTTCTTGTATTTTACAATCTATAACTGCAATAGATACATCAGATACTGGCGGTACTATATATGTTATAATAACTAATACAGGTGCAACTGATTTAGGAACAGTTGGTAATGCAATTAATGCAGCAGATGCAGTAGCAGACAATAGTGTAGCTATTGTTGAACTTTCTAATTGGACAGATATTGGTGGTGCTAAAGTTTGCACAAAAGGCAATATTGGTCTTGTTATGAAAGCTGTATCTACTTCTAAAAATTTAAAATATGGTGTAGTTAATGTAAGTGGTGGTGATATTGTTATTGGTTCAGGTGAAGATATTATCTTTAAATTTGGTGTGGTAAAAGATTAATGTTTGCTAAAAGCATAGTAACAAGAAGTGGTGATGTATTTAGAGATGAGTTCTCAGTAGCATTTGATGGTACTAATGATTATTTATATTTAGGAAGTCAAACCAATTCAGGTGATGTTATAGCTGTAACTGCTTGGGTAAAATTGAAAGCAAGTCAAATTGCACCTGTTATAATTATTGGTGATTTTATGATTAGATTTCAAGATGCAACTGATTTAAGAGTATGGGGTGATGTTTCAGGAACTTCTTCTAATGTAACTATTGATTCTGTTTTAAATAAATGGACACATATTGCAGTATCTCATAATGCAGGAGAAAATAAAATTTATTTAAATGGTGTTTTAGTAGACACAGAAACAGATACAACATTAGGTAATGGTGCAAGAGCATCTTACATAGGTAGATATTCAAGTGGTTATTTTGAAGGAAATATATCTGAAGTAGCAATATACAATTCTACATTATCTGCTAACCAAGTTAAAACCATATATAATGGTAGAGAACCTTATAATCACAAAGAAGGTGTAGCATCAGGTAATTTACAGGCTTGGTATAGAATGGGTGATAATCCTTTAGATAAATATCCACTTATAACAGATTCAACTAATTCAACAGTTAGTAGTAATATATTAACAAACCCTAATTTTGATTCAAATATTACTGGTTGGGATGATTATAGTAGTGGTACTGTATCACATGAAACATCAATAGTTTATTCAGGGTCAGGTTCTTTAAAGACAACATTTGATGGAACAAATGATTGGGCATTTAAAACAACTAATAATTTTACTCTTGAAACAAATTCTATGTATTTAATAGAAGGATATTGTTACATTCCAAGTAGTAATGGTGCAAGTAATTTAGAACCATTTTTTACTACTGGTGGAACATTTGGTGGTTATTCACATACATTTATAAAAGGTGATTCATCATTAACAAATCAATGGCAATATATTTCAAATGTAACAATGACAGGAACATCTGATACATCAGGTAAATTATTTGGTAATGCTTTAAATAATCCTGATAATGGAGATATTTTATATTGGGACAATATTACTTTAAGAAAAATAAATGGTAGTCCAGCACTTTTTAATAATATGTCTGCTAATGATATAGAAGGAGATACACCATAATGGATTATTCTAATAGAAAATGGGTTATAGTAAATGTATCTGATATAACAGATGAAATGATAGATAGTGCAATACAATCATCTATGGATACACTAAGAAAAACATTAGATGGCAGTAAGGCTGTATTAAAATGGAATGGTAATACTCCAAGTTGTTTTGACGGATTAACTATTTATAGTCATAGTGAAATATTAGCAGAGCTTAAAAAATCTGATTGGACTGAGGAGGAGTAATGAGCAAAAAAAGTACGGTAAATAAAGCAGGTAATTATACAAAACCAGGAATGCGTAAACGTATATTTCAGAGAATTAAAGCTGGTTCAAAAGGTGGGCCTCCTGGAGTTTGGAGTGCGCGTAAAGCACAAATGCTTGCAAAAGCTTACAAATCTGCTGGTGGTGGTTATAAAGAAGAAGGTGGAAAAGTTATGCCTAAGTATAAAAGTGGTGGTAAAGCAGAATCTCAACGCTCTTTAGACCAATGGACAGGAGAAGATTGGGATAATGTATCAGGGAAAAAAGGTGATAGATATTTACCTAAAAAAGTAAGAGATGCAATGTCACCAGGACAAAAAGCTGCTGAAAATAAAAAGAAAAGACAAGCCACTAAATCAGGAAATGTAAAAGCAAAATACTCTGATTCTTTAAAAAAATCAATGAGAAGCAAAGGTGTTTATGAAATAGGTGGCAAATTAAAAGGGCCTTCACATGAAAAAGGTGGAATACCAATTGAAGTTGAAGGTGGCGAATATATAATAAAAAAGAAATCAGTAAACAAAAAAACAGAACCAGTTTTGGAATATATAAATGAAAATGGTAAATTACCGAATGAAAATAATTACAATTATCCAACAACTGATGCAAGAAATAGGAGCAAAAAATAATGTTAAAATCAAAAAAAAATAATCTACCTGAAAAAGACGGTTCAAAAAGAAGCGTTAAAGAATATGCAGGTGGTGGTAAAACTGGATACAGTATGATAGGAATGGAAAGACCTATGATGATGTATGGTGGCAAAATGAAAAAATATGAAGATGGTGGCAAAGCATTAAAACCTGTAGATTCAAATAAAAATCCTGGATTATCTAAACTACCTAAAGATGTAAGAAATAAAATGGGATATATGAAAGAAGGTGGAAAAGCAAAAATGAAAATGGGTCATGGTGGTATGATGCATATGGATAAAGGTATGTATATGAAACATGGTGGTCAAGTTGAAAAGTTAGAAAAACATAGCAAGGGCCATTCTAAAGCTCATATGGATATGATGAAAAAAGATATGCATAAAGGCAGTTCTTTTAATAAATCACACAAAAAAGCAATGAAAAAAGTAGGAAAATGAGAATATATTATTGTCATAAATGCTCAAGAAGAACCGAAGTACCTAAGGATACTATAAAGGAATGTGTATGTGGTAATGTATTTGGTACATCTGGAAATATATCAGATTATATTAATATGAGAAATACTTGGAGCGGTCAAACAAAAGTAGAGTTTAGTCAAACAACAATAGAGCAAGATATTGCAGACAGGAATAAATAATTATGGCAAAAAGTTTAACAGTTCAAGATATTATTGATGATGTAAATGAATCTGTAGGTGCAGGTTCTGATTCTTATATGCTAAGATTAATTAATGATGCATTACTTGATATATCAGAAAAAAAACAACATTATACAAAAGAAGTCACAACTGATTTAAAAACAAAACAAAGATGGTATACATTGTCTGATGATATGATTGATATACTTAGAGTTGAAGTATTAAATTCAAATGGTAGATATGTAATGATACCTAAATTAGCTGACCCACATAAAATATTAAAAGCTGATACAGATTCTAATTCAACTGCTGAAACATTTACAGATTCTAGTGGCGCAGATGACTCATTAACGTAAGGATGTATTATGGCAACAAATAAAAGAACATACCCTAATGATTATTTTGTTTATTATAATGATGATAATAGGCTTGCAATATTATGTCAAGATACTACATCAACAGATAATAGCACATCTGATAAGTATGATACATTTCAAGGAGCTGGTAATTTAAGTGGTACAATAAGTGATGCAGATTGTTCAGGTACTACAATAACATTTACATGTAGTGCAGACCATGGTCTTGTTACAGGAGATAGAATAAGTATATCTGGTACAACAAATTTTAATGATGATAATTTAGCTAGTCAATCGGTTACTGTAACAAATGTAAATACTTTTACAATGACACGTTCATCAAGTAGTTCAGCTACAAATGAAACAGGAACTTTCTCATCATTGTTTGTTGATAATGGAATAAGAATAACATATCACTCTAAATACGAAGAAGCTACAGCAACAGGTAACAATTTACAAAGTGATTTAGGATTAGATAGTGCATTACATAATGCTGTTGTTTGTTATGTTAAAGCTAGGTTATATGAAAATGATGAAGATTTTCAATTTGCAGATTACTTTAGAAAAATGTATGAAGCAAAAGTTAAAAAGTTTAGAAGTAGAAGGTCAGCAGTAAGAGTGTTGTCTGTACCTAGACTATAATAAAAAAAGGGGATAATATGAGCGATACTAAATCTTTAGAAGAAAAGATTGAAGAACTTAAACAGCAAGAAAGGCAAGCTTTTCAAGTGTATTTTACAACTCTTGGTAAATTAAAAGCATTTGAAGAAGCACTTAGCATGGTGTATGATGGTTTGGATGACGAAAAAGCGGATGCAAACTTAGCTAAGAAAAAGTAGTTTTTTGAAATAAAACGAGGTAATTATGGCGAAATTGCAAAACAACATTGTTGATAGAGCAATAGTAACTCCTGATAAACATTTTCCTATACATGATAAAAAAGCAATTAATGTAGTATGTCAAGCTATTGAAATTGTAAAACCTACAATGTATATTGATTTAGGAGATACAGGTGAATGGGAATATTTTAGTACTCATTATTGGAAAGGTAGAAATGCTAAACCAATGGAAGATTTAATACCATTGTTAAATAAAGATGTAAAAGCGGTTAATAAAGGAATGGATATAATTGACAAATCTTTAGATAAAGTTAAATGTAAAAAAAGACATTTTGTTCAAGGTAATCATGAAGTTTGGCTTGATAAATTTGTAGTTAGGTATCCTTATTTAGAACACTATAAAACAGAACAAGCATTAAAACTTAAAGAAAGAGGTTATAAATTTCATCCTTACAATAAAAAAGATAATTTAAAAATAGGTAAACTTAATTTTACACATGGAAAATTTGTATCAAAATATCACTCATTTAAACATTTGGATGTTTATGGCGAAAGTATCATGTATGGACATACGCATGATTTGCAAAGGCATACTAAAACTAATAGAGGTGGTACAATTAGCGCTTGGAGTTTAGGATGTTTAAAAGATATAGAAGCTGATGAAGATTGGCTTGGTGGTAGATTGACTAATTGGAATCACGCATTTGCTATAGTAGATTTTTTTAAAAATGGTAATTTTAATGTACAAGTTGTAGAAATTATAAAAGGAAAAACAACTTTATGGGGAAATCTCATAGAGGGTTAATATATGGAGATTTATGGAACAAGAAGTTATAGAAAATTTAATTGGCGAATATGGCTGGATGGCTGCTATAGCTTTCGTGTTCTTAATTGGAAGAAAGACAATTGAATCAACAATAGAGGCAATAAAAGTCTTTGCTGGAGATGATTTAAATACTGATGATGTAATAATATTTGATGATAGGCCTGCTCGTGTAGTAAGAGTAGGATTTTGGAAAACAATACTTTTTGTATATGAAGTAGGATGCACAGATGGAAAACCTTACATAAA